CAAACATGTTAGACTAGCTCATTGCCATCGTTTGTTTTCTTCTACGTTTCGTAAAACGTGGGTTAGTACTAAAAAATCCTACCAGTATTAGCAATAAAAGGTGTTACTTTAGTTTTGCAGACTTTAGTGGCAAAGTCGGTAAGAGTCATTCCTTTGATTTAAACACTCTTTACGACATTTGTTACAAGTTAGCACATTAAGGTAATTATTTCAAAGTAGCTAACGAGCAACATTTATCATCAGTTAGTAAGAAAGAATTAGTTGTTCAATACCTACTTTGGTATATTTCTAAGATCGCTTAGAAGGTGGATACTTTAAAATTGTTCTATAAAATTTTTAGGGAACACATCCCTTGGTTGTAGAACATATCTATCAAATATTCAGATGATATAGAGCTTTAAAGATAATTAGCTTGTAACTTTGTTAGAATTGGACTTAAAGGAAGTTATGAAGAATTTAAAGGGGTCGGTGTTGACCCAAAAACTTTTGAAACTCCCTTAGCAGATAATATTAAATTGTTTTGTTATGGGGATTCATAAAAATATATTCTCTCTAAAAAACATTTAATTCCCTTAAGAGTACTTTGTACTGGATTTGTCACTGTTGAATTGAACAACGGAATGTTTTCAGAAAATTTGGTCTTTTAAGACTACTCTGTTGTTTATGTAAATTATGACTTCTAGGAGGTATTATTATAAGGATAAGGTAAAAATAAATAGAGAGATGGAAAAAGAAATGCACCCTAAAACAAAGGTTTTGGCAATAAAGATGGAAAATAAAATTTCAAATAATAGCAAAAAGAGCAAGGAGCTTACTTTTATGAAAAAGATGGTAAGCGTTACTTGATAAAAGAGAAGCCAGAATAAGAAGAAGAAGAAAAATAACCTGCTCCAATTCCAGATAATTTAAAATAAGCTAAGCAATAAATGTTAATTTAAATAAAATTATTGAAGCAAGATAGAGATAGGACCATTTAATTATATGATTAAGTCCTAAAATATAAAAAAGAAAGATCTAGGAAAGATTATGATTTAGCATTAGATCAATAAATTTAAAATAATAAAGCTTATAAAATACTCTATTCAGATACATTTAAGGCCAGCCAAACCTTAATAGCTTAATCAAATTTAAAAGAGTAGTAGCATTGGCGCGAGGTTGAGAAATCAGGTCGCACCAGAGCTTAAGTGACTAGAATGTAAAATTTTTAGGCTGCTAATAGAGATCATTAGAAGCAATGTAAATAGCTTTTCTAAGAATTTAAACCAGTTTTCTTTGATCCTGTATATTTCTTTGACAAATAATAAATATAGGAAGAAGAGACTAAGAAAGATTTAATTTAAAAAGCTATTGTAAAGAATAAAGTTAATTTCCCTACTTTACCAGATTAACCTGATTATAAGGAAAATAAACATAGTAATGTTTATGAAGTCTTAAAAGTAAGTGATAAATTATTTAAAGATTTTAAATAAAAGAAGGTTGATAGGTAAGATATAGAAGTTAAAGAGAGAGTATAAGAGGATAATAAGGATTAATTAATTCCTAAATTGCTAAATAAAGATAATAAAATACTAGATTAAAGATATTAAAGTATCACAGGATAACCAGAAATTTTAATTCCTATTGTTAGGTACAAGTAGAATAGTGGATCACCAAATATTTATTGTCACTTACTACCTGACAAAGAAATAAAGTGTTTGAACAGAGAAGTTTTTTATGTAGTTAAAGGTAAAGTCAGTTTCAATCACCAATTAGGGGAATTTAATAAAAGCTAAATATTAATTATTGCAAAGATAATTTAAAGAAAGTTGCTCATAGCAGCCAGTTATTAATAAAAAGCTAATGAAAAAAAATTAAGGAAGTTAAAAGGTGTGTGTTAAGCATCATATCAAGTAATTTCTAAAGGTCAATATAAGAAAGAAAAAATAACTGACCTTAAGGGATTGTTGTCTGAGGAAGCTATAGAGACTAGTGTCATAGATAATAATTTTACTTTTATAAGATTAAGATCTTAGACTCTTTTTAGTCCTCCAGGCTAAGGTGTTGCTTGTTTTTATAGTTGCTTGGGATTATACATTACAGAATCTTTTGTAAATAATACACCTACTAATGTTAGTAAAGATTAAATAGAAATTGTCAATTAATTAACTAATTTATATTTTGTAGATAATAAGATTCAACATTTAGAATTAGAAGATTAAATGGGTTAAATTGTTATGAAATTTTTAAAAGGTTGGTGCAATAAAAATGACTCAATATTACCTCCTGAATAAGTTAGTATAGAGTATGCTAGAGAAGTCCTAAGTTGGTTCTTAGATGCACATGGTTGGCCTATATTCAGATTCATAACTAGGGGTGAGTAATTG